GGTCGGCGACCTCTTCGACGCGGTGGCCGACCGGGCCGTCCCGCTCGTGGCCCTGCCGGTCTGGGTCGTCGCCCGGCCCGCCGTGCGGTCCCTCGTCCTGGCCCTGGCATCCGGGGCGATCGAGCAGCTCCTCTGGCTCGTGAGGCGGTGAGATGCCCCTCCCGACCATCGAGCAGATCCGGCTCCTCGCCGAGTGGTCTCCCCTGCTCGGATACGCGCGACGCTACTCGGCCGAGCCGAACGCCAACGCCCGGTCGGTGATCGTCGCCGACGCGCTCGAGTGGGCGGCGTCGCGGACCGAGAGCCGGCTCGACGACGACCTGGCCCGCCACGTCGCGGCCGTCCTCAAGACGCCGGAAGGCGCGGCCCTCGTCCAGCGGATCGTGCAGCTCGTCGCCTCTATGGAGAAAACCCCGTGACCGTTTCCCAAGTCGTCCAATACGCCGCCGGCGTCGCCTGCCTCGGGTACGCCCTGGTCCTCGTCGTCCAGCAAGCCCGGACCTACGTCGGCCGCCGGCGGGTCCGGACGCCGGTCGACGACCTCCGCCTCGTGATCGACCTCGCCGCCCGGCTCCGTGACCAGGGCAAGGCCTCGGCCGTCGTCGTCTGCCAGAAGCTCCTCGACGAGCTGCTCCAGCCGGAGGCCCCAAAGCCGTGAAGCCGCTCGCCCTCGTCGTCGCCGGGCTGGTGCTGATCTTCGGCTTCCCGCACGTCGAGTCGTGCCGGCACGTCACCACGGCGGGCCCGGCCACCGCGGCGGTCTACGTCTATGAGAAGGACGCCCACGCCGTGCCGGCGTTCGTGACCGTGGCGATCAACCGGCTGAACCGCGAGCGGAAGATCGTGGCGACGCTGCTCGAGGCGGACACGACCGACGGGATCGGCGACGTTCCCGACCAGTACCGGCTCGCCCTGGCGGCCGCCCGCAAGGCCGGGCTCCCGGCCGTTGTCGCCCTGGCCGGCCAGACGGTCCTCCGGGTGACGCCGGCCCCGGCGACCGAGGCCGCCGTGCTGGAGGCCGTGCCATGATCGACCCGCGCCTCGTCGACGTGTTCCCCGCCGAGCACGACGGCTACCCGGCCGAGCTGGCCGCGGAGGACACGACCGACGCCCTCCGCGACGCCTGCGGCTCCGCCTCGCGGGAGTTCCCGGCGGCCCTCTGGGTCGAGCCGCGAGACTGGGAGGCGAAGGCCCGCGAGAACGACGCGGCCGGATCGTGGGCGATGAACTACCTCGACCGGTTCACGAACCAGAACCCGACCCACGAGTGTACCTGCCACAGTCTGCGGGCGAACGCCGAGGCCGCCCGCAACCGGGCCCGCGGCGTGATCTACGCCGACGGCCCGACGGACGACTACCGCTACGCCGAGAGCGGCCAGGCCGGCTCGGTCTGGCTCTCGCCGCTATCGGTCTACGCCGAGGCGAACCCGCGGCAGTGGGGCGGCGCGAACGTCCGCCAGGTCCTCGAGATCGCGGTCCGCCGCGGGATGCTGCCCGAGACGGTCCAGCCGCACGACTACGCCTTCCGACACGCCCTGCCCGGCACGACCGGCGCGGGCGGGCTGAACCAGGCGAGCGGCCGGTGGACGCCGGTCTCCGCCTTCCCCGACGGCTGGCAGGAGACGGCCGCCTGGTTCCGGCCGCTCGAGGTGATCTTCCCCGAGTCCTACGAGCAGGCGGTGTGCTGCGTCCTCGCCGGCCTGGTCGTGAGCGTGGGCCGCAACGGCCACGCCGTGCCCTGGGCCCGGTGGATCCCGGGCGAGCGACTCATGGCGTACCCGGACTCGTACGACATCGTCCGCTACGACTCCGAGCGAACCGCCCGGTCCGCCTGGCGGGGCTCGTTCGCCATCGCGTCCATGACCCTCCCCGACGACTGGAGCCGGCCCGCCGGGTGACCATGCGACCGATCCTCCTGGCGATCCTGCTCGCCGCCTCTGCCGCGGCCGCTCCGTGCGACAACTGCCGCGGCGACCGCGTCGTCGGGCCGGGCCCGGTCCGGTTCTCCTGCCCGGTCTGCGATGGCTCGGGCGTCGTGCCCGACAAGCCGGCCCGCGCCGCCGGCGGCCCCAGGCCGGCGGTCCCGCGGATCGAGTGCGGGGCCGGGCCGTCGAGGGACTGCGGCTCCGGGGTCCTGGTCGACGCCGGTGGCGGCCGGGCGGTCGTGCTCACGGCCTGGCACGTCGTCCGCGGCCACCGCGACGCGATTACGATCCGGTGGCCCGACGGCACGACCGCCGCCGCGAAGGTCGTCGCCAGCGACGACGCCTTCGACCTCGCGGTCCTGTCGACGCCGACGCCCAAGGCCGCGCCGGTGCAGCTCGCAGCCAAGGCCCCCGCTGTCGGCGACCGGCTGACGATCGCCGGCTACGGCGGCGCGCCGTTCGTCTACCGCGAGGCCTCGGGCCCGGTGACCCAGTTCCTCTCCCCGGCCGGCCGGCATCCCGCCCATATGGTCGAGGTCCGCGCGGCCGCCCGCCAGGGCGACTCGGGCGGTCCGATCTTCACCGAGTCGGGCGAGCTGGCCGGGATCCTCTGGGGATCGTCGCACGGCCTGACGGCCGGGAGCCACGTCGTCGAGATCCGCTCGGTCCTGGCGAAGGCCTGCCTCGATGGGAGATGCGTCCGCCGATGAACGACGCCGACTACGTCTGGCAGGCCCTCGCGGCCTACCCTGTCCGCCGGGCCCTCCTCGGCCGCGAGCGGTCCGACGCGATCGCCGCGGTGGCCGCCGACAAGATGCCGCCCGCCGGCGAGCTGCTCGCCGCCGGCCGCGGCACCGACGGAGAGCGGCTGGTCCGCCTGGACCTCGAGGAGAAGGTCCGCCGCGAATACCGCGAGCGGTGCGGGTTCGCCTTCACGACGATCATCCTCTGGTGGGCGATCGCCGCGATCGTCGAGGCATTGGTCCGGAAGTGGTGGGAGAGCAACAAGTGACGCAGCAAACCAGCGACGTGATCGACGTGGGGATCCGGATCGCCCGGGAGTTTGGCTTCCCGGTCGTGATGGTCTGCATCCTCCTACTCGGCCTCCGCGAGGCGGCGACGGCCCTACACCATACGGTCGTCGTCCCGGTCGTCGAGTCACACGCGACCTTCCTCCGCCAGACGACGGCGACGCTTGAAGGCCTGGGCCGGACCCAGGAGCAGCAGGCCGAGACGCTGCGGGAGCTGGCGGCCGGCCAGCGCGAGATCCAGGCCGCCGTCACCGGGAAGCCCAAGTAGGTCGACCGTCCTACGGTAGTACGCCAAACTTCGCCGGTCGGGCGGTCGCCCATATCGTGCGGGAGGTTTTCACCACCACCCGAACGCAAGGAAGCGAACCAATGCCCAGCGCCAAGCTCCAGCGCCTCCAGGACGAGGCCGCGACGATCACGACCGAGATCGAGAACCTCCGCGCCCTGACGCCGGCCGACGAGGCCGAGGCGACCCAGATCGGCGAGCGGCTGACGGAGCGGATGGCTCGGGCCGACGAGGTGACGAAGCTCGCCTCCGCCGAGCGGGCTCTCGACGACAAGCTCGCCGGGCTGCGGGCCGTGACCGCCACGAGCGACAGCGACAGCCGCGCCACGGTCGAGAAGGCCGAGAAGCGGAAGGGCCCCGCGATCCACGTCATGCCGGGTAAGTCGCTCCGCGGCTTCGGCACGACCGAGGACGCGGTCCGGGCCGGCCGGTTCCTGCGGGCGATCGCTCGCGGCGACTTCGCCGAGGCCCGGGCGATGGGCGAGACCTCGCCGACCTATGACGGCGAGGGTGCCGAGCTCGTCTCTCCCGAGCTCTTCCGCGGGTACATCGACGTGCTGGGCTACCAGTCCGTCGGCGTCCAGCTCGCCCAGGTCTACACGACCTCGAGCCACACGCTCGAGATCCCGAAGATCGGCGAGATCGACGCCGAGTGGTTCGACGAGCACGAGGCCGTGACCGAGGACGAGGCCACGACCTCGAAGGTCACGATCCCGCTCTACAAGATGGGCCGGATCCTCTCGTTCTCCAACGAGCTGATCCAGGACTCGGCCGCGGTCGTGAACCTGGCCCAGCTCGCCGCGAACCGGTTCGGTCTCGCGATCGCGAAGAAGATCGACACCGTCTGGCTCCAGGGTGATGCCGGCAAGGGCATCGACGGCCTGGTCGACGAGATCGACGCTGGCAACGAAGTCGAGGCGGGCACCGACTACGACGGGGCGGACCTCGCCTCGCTCGTGGGCAAGATCGACAGCCGGGCCATGAACACGGCCTGGGTCGTGAGCTCCGCCGGCTGGGAGCACATCATGAAGAGCTCGGTCGTCTCCCAGTCGACGACCGTCGGCGATCGGGTCCTCCCGGTCGTGATGGGTGCCCCGGTCTACAAGTGCCTCGGCCTGCCGGCCGGGACGCTGGCCCTCTACGGCGACTTCTCGATGGCGACCGCCGTCGCGGTGAAGTCGAACGGGCTTGTGATCTCGGCCTCCGAGCACGCCGGCTTCGAGTCGGACGCGGTGAAGTTCCGCGGCCTCCAGCGGGTCGGCGTCTCGAACCACGACGCCTCCTTCGTGGCGAAGCTGGTCGAGGCCGGTAGCTGAACCTGATCTCGCCCCCACGCAGAACGCCCGGCGGGGGCAAGGATGCCTCCGCCGGGCTGTTCGTTTTTAGGAGGACCCCGTGGCCGCCCTGCACCCGATCCGCCTCGTGAAGTCCTACCGCGGCTACCGGGCTGGGACCGTGATCCAGGCGACCGCTGGACTGGCGGAGCACCTGGTCGAGACTGGGACCGGCGTCCGCGAGATCCAGGGCACGCTCCTGGATGCGGCCGCTGCCCGGCCCGAGCGGGCCGTCGCCGTGCCGGCGGTCGAGACGAGGTTCGCCCATGCCCACTGAAAAGATCCGCCTCGCCGGGGCCTCGACGCGGGCGATCGTCCTGTCGACCGGCGCGGCCCCGCGCGACGTGACCATCGTCTTCGCCGAGGGCGAGGACCTGCCGGCGGGCGAACTCTACGCCACCGCGACCTCGAAGGCGGAGGTCGTCGAGCTGGTCCCCTACGACATCACCGGGAGCGACGGGATCGTGACCGTCCAGTTCACTGTCGACCCGGACGACTTCTCCTCGTTCGGCACCCGGACCTGGCGGCTCGAGGCCGGGACGCTCGAGGAGGCCTCGGGCGGGGATACGGCCTACGTCATGTTCTCGGGCTCGGTGTCATACCGCGAGGCCCTGCCGAACGTGATCGCGTCCACCACCATCGAGGAGGCCGGCTCGTCATGAAGCCCAACACCGTCCGCGTCGTGACCTGGCCCGAGGCCGAGCCGGTGACGCTCGCCGAGGCGAAGGCCCAGCTCGGTATCACCGAGTCGTTCGACGAGTTCGACGCCATGATCTCCGACAAGATCGCGGCCGGCCGCCGCTACATCGAGAAGCGGCTGGGCCAGACGCTCGTCGCCACCGAGTACCGGGCGACCTGGGCCGCCGTGCCGGTGACCGGGATCCTCACGATCCCGAACCCGCCGCTCCTGACGGGCTCGGCCTATTCGCTAACCGTCACGGTCGACGGCGAGGAGGTCGACGAGGAGGACCTCGAGGTCGACGCCGACGCGATGCCGGCGACGGTCAAGCTCGCGGCCGGGGTCTCCGGGAAGGTCGTCGTCACCTACTGGGGCGGCGTCGAGCCGGGCGACCCGGTCGAGCCGAACACGAAGGCCGCCCTCCTGATGTTCGTGGAACACACGTTCAAGAACCGGGGCATCATCGCCGAGGACGGCTCGGCCGAGCTGCCCCAGGCCTTCGAGGCCCTGCTCGCGTCCGCCAGCCATTCGGGGGCCTGGTGATGGGCGTCCTGCCGTCCGGCATCCTCCGGGAGTTCTACGCCATCGAGTCTCCGACCGAGACGCGGAACGCCGTCGGCGAGATGGTCCAGGAGTGGGACGAGGTCGCGCGGGTCTATGGGTCCTACGAGGCCTTGTCCTACGTCGAGCAGGCCCGCCGCGGCCAGGTAGGCGGAAGCACGTCGGCCACGGTCCGGATCCGCTACTACGAAGGCCTTCAAGCGAACTGGCGGCTCCGCTGGCTCTCGCGTGGGGATCGCCTGCTCTACATCTCGGGCGTCGTCGAGCAGGGCCACCGCGAGGCGATGGAGCTCTCGGTCGAGGAGGTCGCGGCATGATCTCGCTCAACTGGAACACGCTCGACCGAGAGATCGGGGCGCTGGTCGGGCGATTCGACAAGCTGCCGAGGCACATCGGAAAGAAGCACCTGGTCGCATCCATGCGCCGGGCCGTGAAGGAATCTAAGGGCGTGCAGCGGCTGCGGTCGAACACGCCGCCGGTAAACACGCGACGCGGCCGGCGGAAGAAGGGCGAGAAGGCCCGGTCCACCGGCGCGCTACGGCGGGCCGCCACTACCAAGGCCCGCTACATCGGCAACAACAGCGGCGGCGTTGCAGTGGCCGGCATTGGCTACAAGTACGGCTGGGAGAGCCGGAAGGCGATCTGGCACGAGTTCGGGACAACCCGAATGAAAGGGATCGCCATGATGCAGCGCACCTTTGAGTCCATCCGGGGCGTTGTCGCCTCCAAGCTCGCCGAGCAGTTGCGGATCGGACTGGAGCGGGCGGCGACAGAGCTCGCCTCTGACAAGAACCCCGGCATGTCGGCCCGCGGCCGCGCCGCCGGCCTCTGAGGACCACGCTATGCCATCCGGATCCGAAGACCTGATCCAGTCCTGGCTCCGCGAGACGCTCGAGGAGGCCGCCGGGTGCAACGCCTGGCCGCTGATCGGGCCGGCCGCGGACCCGCCCTACGTCATGTTCGCCCAGGCCGGCCAGGCCGACGAGGACACGCTCGCGGCCGACGACGAGACCGTCACGACCGGGACGTTCACGATCGAGGTCTACGGGACGAACTACGCCGACACCCACGAGACCGCCCGGGACATCCGCCGGGCCCTGCGGAACTTCGCCGGTTCGTCCGGCGACCTGACAATCGTCCGGGTGCTGGTCACCGACTCGAAGGACTCCGACCCGGTCTTCGAGGACGGCCAGAACCGCCCGATCGCGTACGTCGTCGAGATCACCGTCGCCGTCTCCTGGATGGAGTAACCGATGCCCGCCCTCGCTGGTCTGCCCACGATCGCCGGCCTCTCGCTTCCGGCGAATTGCACGAACGTCAAGGTCAAGACCTCAGCCGCCGACCCGTCGAGCACCTCGAACAAGGTCGACGTGACCACGCTCGCGGACACCGAGCGGGTCTACGAGGACGCGCCGCTGGTGGAAGTGGGGGCGGGGGCCGACGAGGACGGCGTCACGCAGACGGTCACCTGCTCGTTCTTTGGCGAAGCCCCTGCGGTGAACGACGACCCGGAGGCGACCGGCTGGATCTGCACCGAGGTCGAGACCGAGTACGCCGTCGGCGACATGATCAAGGGCACCGCGACCTACACCTACAAGGCTCCGGAGGGATCCTGATCCATGCCAACGCCAGCCCAGGGAAACGCTCCCGTCCTGCCTGTCTCCGACCTGACGAACGTCAAGGTCAAGGTGACGGGCGTCGACACCACGAGCAGCGGCAACCGCCTCGACGCCTCGACGCTTGACCTGGCGGTCGGGTCGAACCGCGTCTACGTCGACGGCCTGCCGGACTCCGGGGCCGGGGCGGTGGACGGCGTGACGACGACGATCACCTGCTCGTTCCTGACGGCGAGCGCCCCGACGGCCGGCGACACCTACACGATCGACGGCGGGGAGTTCCGCTGCACCGAGGCGGAGGTCGAATACGCCGTCGGCGAGCTCGTGAAGGGAACCGCGACCTTCGTGTCGGTGCCGGCTGGGTCCTGATCCCCGAGCCCCTCGGGGGATCCCATGCCAGGAAGCGGCTCGCCAGCATACGCCCAAGGGTCGACCGTTAGCTTCAACGGGACGCCGCTCGGGTCGATTCTGAACTGGGTCGCGCGGCCGGCGTCCGCCGCCACCACCGACACGACCGGCGTCGACAACACGGTCTGGGGCGCTGGCGAGGAAGTCCGCCTGGTCCGGACTGTGGCCTGCACGAGTGTTGACCCGGGGACGGCCTCGGT